CAACTGAGGACCGCCCCCACCATCCCGAGCCAGCCAGGCGACCGCGTCAGCTTCAGCGGCCGTCTTCGGTATCGAGGTGATGTAGTCGCAGACGTAGACCTGACCATGGTCGTCCTTGGCTAGAAACTTCTCAGGCATTTCAACCTCCACTGGTACTGTTGGACTAAGCGGGTCGTAACCTGCAGCCGCCGAACTGGTTACGAAGTCGGTGCGGATCGAGATGTGGATGTGGCCTGTGTCTGTTGACTTAACAGTAACCTCGTTAGGCTGCCACGAGGTGTGCCAACAGTTGTTACTCTCGTCCGTCCAGTTGATGTACTTGATCCAAGGCGCCTTGCCAGAGCGCTTGTCAGCAATCAACTGCCTTGCGATTGACGTGAGCGACCTAGCATCCTGGCCAGCCTTAGGCATCAGGTCAAGTGCTAGACAATACGGATACGGCTGTGCGCTCGGCCAAGGTGTGCGCGAGAACGGGCAGTGGTCCTCTGGCGGGTTGGCCGTGAGGTGCCTCTGGTCAGGATACCAGTAGCAGGTGAAGCCGTGACCCTGGAAGGTAGCGATCATGTCCTGAATCGGTTGCGCAGGCTTTGCAGGCTTGCCATCAGCAACCCAGCCCGCATACGTCGTAGCCATTATGGCACCGTAATCTGGGTAAGGACACCACTGCCGTTTGGCGCCTCGACACCGTACTGCGGCGACGCTAATTGCCCGGCACGAACTTGTGGCGCCCCTGTGGTGTCGTTGACTCGCAGGCCGTAGCGGCCATCAGAAGTCTTTCCAATCTCGACGATCAGGTGGCCAGCGCTGTCAAAGACCTGAAGGCAGCCGTCACGGATGACGAAGTTGGCACTGTCGACGCTCGTTGTCGTTGCGCGAGGCAAACGCTCGAGCTTGGCAATGCGCTCTGTCTGCTGAGAGATGTACTTGTCTGCCGATGCAGGTGGTTGCCTGTATCTCATCGTTACTCCTTACTTGCCCGTAGCAGCACGCCACGCTGCCGCGGATGCAGGGTCGGCAACAACAGAGGTTACCGTTCCGAGTGTTGCAGGGAAGTATGCTGTGCGCTGGACTATCGCACGAACTTCCCAGTCCGCCTTAGGACCAACGAGGTCGAAGTACGACGCCCGCGCATAGCCGTTGGTGACTAGGTACGGTCCAACCTGCTGCAGCCAGCCAACACGCTTGTTGACATCGTTAAAGTCTGGTGCACAACCGATCTCGATCCAGCCCTTGAGAACGCCCTTGCTGTTGGCCCAAGAGGTGAACGGGTCCATGAGCGCCGCAGGGTATATCCACGCGTGTGTAGTGTCGTGCCGCGCCGAGGGATCGTTGTACTGGTCGATGCCATAGCCTTGCAGACCTGGAACGTAGTAGTCATTCGGGTTACGACCCGAGGCAGGGTTCCACGTGAAGCCGCCCATCGTTGCCCACGTCGATACCTTCGGGTTGTTAATGCTTGTGACTAGTGCAGCCATGTGAGCATTGGCATTGACCCAGTTGGCCAACGTAATCGTACTGGCCTCAATGTCGTCCTCGGGCTCGTGGTAGCACGTGAGGTCCAACCGCAGACCGTCGTAGCTATTGATCAGCGCCGTGAGCTTGGCGTCATAGGCGCCTGAGGCGAACGAGGCCAAGTCGGGCTTGAAGGACAAGTATGTACCGCGGCTCTGGTAATCCGTCAACTCACCTGCAACCGGCCAAGAGGTGGGGAAGTTAGCCAGTGTGGACTGCGTGCTGTTCAAGTAGACACGCAGGTAGTCTGGCACACCACAAGAGGTAGTGTATGCGTTGTATTCGGTCTGCTTTGAGTGGCCGCTGTTCGGGTACGCGCCGATCGCAACACCGAAGTACAGCGTAGGAGCCGAAGGCGGAGGAGGCGGTTCGATTGGCGTGATGGGCACTGTCGACACAGGCGGCTGGTCAACTACAGAGTCGTCCTGAACACTGATGTCACCAGGCAGCTGAATATCAATTGCTTCAATCGAACCCGCCTGTGAGGGTGTCAAGCTGAAGCCTGCAATCACTGTCTTGATAGACGTACCAGGAAGACTAGAGTCCGACGGGTGCTTGGGATCCGTGAACTGTAGAGTGCAGGCATCACCGAGGTTGTAGCTACCCACTACGGGCGTAGCAGCACCGTTGACGGTGATGGTATAGGTAGGTGCCGGAGGCTTCCTGTTGATCTGTTCTGTTGCAGCGAGGACTGCGATCTGTGCTGGATCGGAGACATCCTTATAAGCCGCGTCAGCATCCCACCGCGGCCACCCAGATGCAATGAAGTTGGGAAGCGTTGTTTCCACTACGGGCATGTCGGCACCTTCGCCGGCACCGAGTACGAAGACGTTCGTACCAGCGTCAGCCATTGCCTCCGTCTCGTAGTAGTCGAAGATGTTGCCAGGGTACTCGAACGTGATCTCGTCAGCAGAGCCCTTGGTGGTACCAATGGTGGGCCAGCCTACACGCAACGACTTGGTGTATGTGCCGTCGTTGTTCTTCTCGAGATCGATCGTCCAGTCGAACCCGTCAGACGCCGCAGCCAGGGCAGTCATGGGATCGTTGTAGTACTGGTTCGCCGAAGATAGCACAGTCAAGTCTTTGAGAGGTCCATCCTGGATGTTGGGAATGTTGATGCCAAGGTTGGAACCATCGAAGCTCTGAAGGTCGGCCCAGAGATTGCAGAAGATTGCAGTTACAGGAATCTGCGTGTAGCTAATGTCGTGGTCGATCTTCCGCTTCTGCGGGTACGCCTCAAACCCCCAAGCGAACATCTGACAAGACTTAGCCTGGCTCTGGTACGTACGACTCCAGACGATGCCCCACCAGACAGGCACGCCAAGGCGCTCCACTACCAACCACGTCTTGCCAGGGATGGTAGCATTGACCAGATCACTGTTGCTCTTACCTGTTTGGTCCATGTTGAATGAGCCGGTGAACTGTCCCGGCTGGCTAAGCACCCGTTGCGCGAACGTGCCGTACAAGCTGATCTCTGCGATGATCTCGTCACTGCGCAGCGACAGGAAGGTATACGTATAAGCCGTCATACCACTTCCTCCACTGTGATTGTTACGTTGTCACTTGAGTCTGATGTGAATGTGTTACCATTGGTGCGCAAGCGAAGTTGTACAGTCTGCGCACCGAGCGGAACACCTGTGATGAAGCGCTCTGCCGGCGGCATCGCTCCGTGCTGGTTGGCGACATTGTACAAGAACGTCGGAACCATCAAGTAGTCAGTAGCTGCCACTGACACGCTCAGTGTTACGAAGGTGTTAGTAGCGCCGGCAAAACCACTGTAGCCTACGCGCACCAAGAGGCGTGTCGCCTGGAACCTCTTGGTGAATGTGACTAGTGCATTAGTGACGTTGACATTGGAGTTAGAGCTGGTACTGAAACTGCCAGGAGCTGTGTAGTTGAGAATCTGTGCTACGCCGCCGAGGGGTACCCAGTCAGTGCCGTTGTAGACGATCGGGATGTTAGTGTCGAGATCATAGGCAGCCATGCTCTCGTAAGGGAAAGACGGACGTGCGCTGCTCGAGCAGGGAATGATACCGCCAAGAGCTGCAGCGTACGGGCGCACATCTGTGATCGCACCCGAGCCGATTGAGGTCACCTGCGAGCCTACGGACACCCGTGCAAGAATGATGCTGTTCACAGGGGCAGCAGGAGCAGCAGGCGAAGCAGCAGCAGTACCTGTAATGACAGCTAGCGACCACGCATTGCTGCCACCGCTGTAGAAACTATCAATGACCTTTGCTACGACTAGGTCGATACGACTTACGCCCGCGCCTGGAGCCGTTGCGATGGCGAGGTTGATAGTGGCATCGTTCTGGCAGAAGTAAACGCCCTGACCAGCTGCTTCTGATCCTGGAATGAAGACCGTTCCAGAACCAACGTTGACGGACATGTTTGGTGTGCCGTTGGCGGCTACGGCGAGCTGCGCACCTACGCCTGGGTGCACACCGCCACGCGTGCGTGTAGTTGCACCTGCAACGGACAGACCTGCAAGCAGCGCACCCATATAGGTTCGCATCTGCGCTGCCGTGTGTGTAGCTCCAGCATTCTGCAACCAGCCGGCTGGATTCTGTTCTGCCATCTCTACCTCCAAGCCTCTCGGTATTGCAGTGCTAGAGAACCCGTACCAGCCTCAGCACGGAATCGAATGAAGTTGTCACCCGGCTCAAGGTCAAACCAACCAGGCAAGGTCAGGAAGCTCCTGCGGTTGGCACTGCCGTTGAGTGTGACTGTTCGGTACTGCGTATCAACAACTAGCACGTCGCCCGTAACCAACGTACATGTGAAGCCCATTTGTTTGTTGACTGTGTCGTTGTAGATAACAGGATTCGTCACGGGCCCGTAGATATACATTCGGGTGGGCGTCGAACGGTTTCCGCCATTGGTAACGAAGGCGCCATCGGAAGTATCGGAGAAGCCACCGAAACCAAATGGGAAGCCTAGGTTGAAAGCGAAGCCTGTGTAGATAATCGCGCCGATGGAGAACGGCACAGCTGCGAGCGAGTCAGTGTAGATGCGTGGGTCTTCGGCGTAGGCAGAGAACGTGATAGGCGTCATACCTACACGAATGCCGACGTCAAGATCATATACACACCCAAGCGGCTTGACACTCAAGAACCTGGCCACACCGTCGGCAATGTAATACAAGGGAATAAGATCAGCACTGACTGCCCAGTTCGCCTTTAGGGCATCAAGCGTATCCTGCACACTCTCGCCGTTGAAGAACACTGTGCCAGCTAGTGAGATGTCGCGGCCTGTCTCGAACTCAGCATCCATGAAGCCACCGTCGGCACCCTCGTGGTCGCGCTTAGTCTGCCGAGCCGGTGCCGAATCGAAACCTTTGACGTCTGTGATGTCGACGAAGGCACCTGTGATGTCGTCGTCGTTCAGGACGAAACCTGTATCACCAAGCTGCCAGGTGAAGTTGTTGACGAGGGAGTTGCTCATGCGATCCTCCCTGCGATCAGTGTGCCCAGCTTGGCTGCGTGGTACTCAGGACGAATCTCTTGGGTGTTAATTGTGATTGGCATCATCACGTTCCGCGGGCTCATGTTCGGACCGAACACCACAGGGGGGCCAGATGTTACATTGGCGGTCACTTGCTGGTTGAGCTTGCCTGTAATGCCGTGGAGGGAGTTGCGCAGTTGCGGCACAACGTCGTTGAGGCCATGCACAAAGCCTCCGAGGACTAGCTTGCCTGCGTTGCGCAACAGCTTAGCGTCCTTCGCCGGAGGACCCTTCCACTGCAGGATGCTATTGGTGATGTTGCCGAGGAAGTTCTTTAGGCCACCGAGTTGTGCCTGCATACCTTGCGCCAGGCCGAGGATCATGTTCTTGCCGATGTTGTAGAGCTCCGAAGGCAAGTTGGCAAAGGAAGAGATAATCCCTGCTGCCATGCCCTGCAGGTCCTGTAGAGCTTGCTTGCTAGCCCGCTTGATGATCTCGATGAAGATCTCGATCGCGTGCCACACGGCCTCAACTGCTGACTTGACAACGTTGAACATCCCCACGAGCACGTGCCAGACGTAGAGAGTACCCATCACGATGATGGCAACGGCGCCAATGAAGCCGATCAGAATCGCAAACGCTACGACCAGTGCACCAATAACACCTGCGCCGGCAAGGATCAATATCCACTTCATCAACCAGATCAGGATACCGATTAGCTTGTCGACTTCTTCTTTGTGGTGGTGGTAGTAAGTTACTGCAAGCTCCAGTGCCGGGATCAAGAAGTAGTAGATGGCGAACGAGACCGCCTTGAAGCCCCAGTCGACAATCTCCTTCAGGTCGTTCAGAGCCTGGTGAATCGCCGGCCCAAGCTTCTTCTCGATCTGTACCAAGAACTCCTTGACGGCAGGAATGACGCGGTTGTTGACCTCATCCCAAAGCGCGTGGAAGGCGGGCACCAAGTCCTTATCGAACTTGGCCTTCACCTCCTGTGCGAAGGGGATAAGGATATCTTTCCAAAGGTGCAAGAACCACTTTGCGATACCCTTAGCGATATCCTGCAGAGGCTTGGAGTGCGTAAACGCCCAATACATTGCGTAACCAAAGGCGATGAGACCACCGATGATTGCCATGACGGCGATGAACGCTTCACCAATACCAATGTCAAGAGACGCAATGGCAGCTGCGGCAGCACCGAGGATGGCGAGCAAGCCGAAGAAGGCGCCTACGAGGATCATGATGAAGGCGCCGAGCGTGAACGCGTAGGTGATTACCTTCTGCATGTGTGGGCTCAGGTTGTTGAACCAGCTCACGATCCTGTTGCCGTAGTCGAGCAGCTTCAGCAGTGCAGGTGCAAGGTACTCACCAACGGTCTCGCGCAAGACCTTCCAGTTGTTGTTCAGCAGCTGGGACTTAGCAGCGACCGTATCGGCCATCTTCTGGTACGCAGATTCGAACTGGCCGGTAGAGTCCTTCATACTGCCGAGCAGACTCTTGAACGCTGCCAACTGGTCTGGCCTAACAACCACATCAATGAACCGTCGAGCCTGACTCGTACCACCGGCACCCTTGAAGATGTCGCTAATAGCCGCAGCACGCTGCGGATCGGTCATGCTCTTCATCTTGTCGGACAGCTGCTGAAGGATATCGACAAGCGGAAGGAAGTTACCCTTCATGTCCTTCATCTTAATGCCCATGGCTTCGAGGTTCGCTACGGCCTTGGGGTTCGAGAACGCATCCAGAGCGCGCGCACCAGATGTAGCAGCCATGGCCGCACTCTGACCATTACGGGTTAAGAACGCCAAGATGGCTGCGGTCGTGTTAAGATCCTGACCCGCGCGAACAGCAGAAGGCGAAATGCGGCCCATGACTGAGTTGAACTGGTCGAAGGTACCAACACCCTTTCGCACCAACTGGAACTGAACGTCTAGGACCTTGTTGACATCGTCCAGTGGAATCTTGAACGCGTTCATGATACCCATGGTGCCAGCCGAAGCGGCATCGATACTGACGTTACCTGCTACAGCTTCCTTAGCGAATGCCTTAAGCATAACGCCGGCCTGCTGGAGGTTAGCATCAGTCGACGAGAAGATGTTATACAGGGCTGGCTGGATCTGCTCGAACGGCACTGCGATATTCTTGGCTACATCCTTACCCATATCGGACAACTGCTGCAGACTCGCAGAGAAGCCGTCGACCTGGGTCTGCGTAAGGGCGACCTGCTTCTGGTAGGCCTCAGCGTCTTTGACCATGCCAAACATAGCCATGAGCGAGACGGCGCCGACACCGATCATCGCCACGCCTACAAGTGCTACGGCACTGCTCGCGTCCTTAAGAGTCTGAATACGTCGCTGGTGGGCACGTATAGACTCCTCTAGTCTATTTACTTCCAAGTCGATAGCTCGAGCTTCCGCATGCAGAGCTTTTGCCTCGTCGCTGGCCACCATCTTAACAGTGGCAGCATGCTGCTCATACGCGCGGGCTTGGTTCCTCAGCGCATCTGTCTGTTGCTTGGTTGCACCCTGCTGTTCCAAAATGGTTGCGATGTTACGGAGATCGGCAGCACTCTTACGGTCAGCGTTAGCAACCATCTGTGCTGCAGCAGACGTGTCTGCTGCCTTCTGACGAAGGGAGGCGGCCTCAGCACGCTTGCTAGCGAGTTCGGCCGACCTTCCAATCTTCAACAGGTCACGTGAGACACCAGAGAACACGTCTGAAGCTTCGTCCCTAGCTTTCAGGACGAAGACCAAGTCGCGCGCTGAGATGCTCACTAATGACCTCCCTTCATCTTTCTATCCGCTTCGTCAAGCTGCTCGCGTATGCCATCGAATTCCTTGACCTTGAACATGTAGTGGACGAACAAACTGTCCTGGTCAAGAAGGCCACCGGCTCGAGGCATTACGTGGAACTGCTCACACACACGTACGATCGATAGGATCTCAACCGCTGCCAAATACCAATCGTCACCGTCGTCGCGTATTGCTTTGACAATGATAATTTGGTATAAGGCATCAACTATTTTCCCGTGTCTTCGTCCGTCTCAATGCTGTTGATCTCGGTGATCAGTTCGTCGATCTCATCACCTACGCGACCCGCAAGCATCTCAACGTGCTCCCTGATCTTGAAGTCGAGGAGCGTCTCCGACGTAGGATCGTCCTTCACCTTGAGGTAGGTCAGGTTGTGATTGACGATGCTGACGGAGAACTCGTACAGCGTCACACGCGTGTTCGACAGTTCGAGCTCGATGTTGGTGTCCTGCTGAGGCGCACGCTGACCTGCACGACGTGCTGCGCGGTTGCCTGTTGACGCGGTCGCGATCTTCGCGTTGCTCATCAGACTCTTGCGGTACATCTTCTCGCCGTGAGTCATGCGCCGCAGCTCTACGAAGCCACCAGGTAGCGTCTTCAGATCGAAGTGCTCGCCAGTGCTTTCAATTTCGGTTGCGATGGGCATTGCAGTCTCCCTCTCCTATGCCCTTCTACGGTCACCCGCGCCCCTGCAGATGAAGAACACCACAGGGCGCGAGCGATTGAATTGTCGTTCAGTTCCTTCTCATTCTAACTAAGTCTAACCGCGAGGATCTTGTAGCTATATAACTCTACAGCTTCGTTGATTCCTTTGGTTAGAACTAGGTTAGACTAAGTCTATTTACATTCTAACTCGCTTGAGCAACTTACTCGCGAGAGCTAGTTAGTGCTGCACGAACGAAGCAGTCCTTAGCTTCCAGGAGCTTCTGAAGACCTACCGTTAGCTGTGCTCCTCCAACGGCAGGATCGAGGGCCATGCTGTAGGCAAGGTCACGACACTGCTTGCTGACTTCTTGAATCTTCGAGTCACGAAGATGTCCGTACTCGAAGAAGAATAGGACAGCTTTCGTCGCCGGGCGAAGTTCATCTACTGTAGGCATTAGTTCAGGTTCTCCTGCGTCTTGACGGTGAGGGTGTAGGTCGCAGGCGAGCCGATGACGAGCTGGTACTGCACGGTCGCACGAACCAAGTCACCCTGGCCGCTCAAGTTCACTTCGTACGTGTCCTTGATGCCAACAGGGATCGACATGACGACGGAGTTGTTGATGCCCTGCGTGGCCGTGATCTGCAGAAGCTGCGCAGTGTAGGCCTTGAAGGCATCGTAGTCGGAGCGGTCGATGAAGTCGCGCTCGACCTTGAGGGTTGCGCTGCGCTCACCGTACTTGATGAACTGTGCGCCGCGACCCGTGTTCTTCAGGCGGAACTGCGAGTCGCCCGAGTCGTCGATGTTGAACTCGAACGTGTCCGTGTCGTAGACCTGCGTACCCGTCGGGATCTCGACGATGTACTGACCAGCACCGAAAGGCGTAGTGGTCGGGAACGTTGGTGTAGGAACGGAAGCCGAGGCTTCGTCACGCCCGAGCAGGGACATGGTAACCATGAGCTCACCGTTGGTGACAGTGAACTTCATCGCCGACACGACCATACCGACGTAGCCGAACACGGCCCCGCTGACACGCTCGATCGTGATCGAAAGCGTACGGGCCGGAATCGCTGTTGCCGTGGGCGTGAAGACGTAGGTGTAGTTGCCTGCACCCGACTTGACACACGAGGTGCGAGCGGCGAACAGGAAGTACGGAAGTACGTCTTCCAGTGCCTCGAGCTCCATGTCGCCTTCAATGTGGAAGTCGCCCGGCACAGCACCGATGACATCGGGGCTCTGGCGGATGGGCCGACGCCACGTTGTGTTCTGGACGCTCTTCAGCGTCTCGTTGATGAACGGGAAGAACTTCGTCGGCGCGGTGTACACACCCGAAGCGAAGGCCGTGTTGAGCGTAGGCAGGGCACCTGCGGGCGAAGCGCTACCGGTGTCGAGGAACGTTATGACAGCACCAACAGTAGCAAGAAGGAGCTCAGTGCCAGTACCTCCGCCAGAGGCCGTGCGGTAGATCTTATAGCCTGTAGCACCTGTTACCGCCGCCCAGTTGACCGTGTTCGAGTTAGTGGATCCCGCCCCTGTGGTGATTGACTGCTCGTTGCTGGGCACGGTCTCGCCAGCAGCATTGATAGCCGTAACCATGTAGCGGTAGGTAGAAGTCGTGGGCAGCGTACCACCCGATGTGGAAGATGACGCAGCACTCTGGACGGGAGCGGCCAACACCTCGAAGGCTAGACCGGCCTGTCCACCTGCTCCGATTCCGTAAGGCATGTCTAGTTCTCCTTAATGATGATGGTGACCGTTACACCGTCAGGTACATTCGTTTGCAACAGAGGAACGCCACGTACGAGCTTAAAGCCTTCGGCCTCAGTTCGAGTGAACACCTTGGGCTCACCTGGCTCGAGCACACCTAGACCGTCCACGACGACACTACGGTCGGACTCAACTCGATACATTACATTCACGTCTTACTCCTTTACCGTAGACGCGTTCGGGACATGCCTTCGTACGTTACGCGGTTGGTGCGGTACATCGTATTGTTCCGGTACGTGTACCCTGACTCGTTGTTGCTGCAGAAGCCATGAACCAATAGGCCACCCAGCTGAGGGTCCTTGTGGATCAAGGTCTCTGCAACTTCCGAGATCTGCTGAATCTGCTTTCGCGTAACGTTGTTGTCCTGTACTCGTGAGTGGTAGAACATCAAGTAGACCGTGAAGGTGTTAGTCGAAGTGTATGATACACCATTCAGGTCACGCACACGCGTACCAGGTTCGACGCACAGACAAGGCGTCACAGGCAGCTTCTCCTGGTCGCCGTAGAAGACTACGGT